CTCGGAAAACGCAGTCATCGCTGTGTTCAAACGTGAACGGGCAACGGTCAGAATTTCCTCGGAACCGCCTTTTGACGAGTTTGGTCCGTTTTTTGCCACATTTGCTGCGGCTACGATTCCGGTAGTGTCTTTCATGCGTCAAATACTCCGAGGGTGTGTGATTCCCTCATGACCAGAAGGTTGTCACCCTCGTATTTTAAGTCTTGTCCGATGGAATCACCAAATAGCACCTTGTCGCCGACTTTTACGTCCTTGGCTTCAGGCCCAACGGAGATTACCACACCCGTGCCAGTTTGTTTCTGCCTCAAGAGGATAAACAACTCGTGTTTTTCCATGTCTGGACGCACAATCAGGCAGTCTTGCAGGGCTTGAAGGCTCATTTTTTGGTTTTCATTGTTGGTTTTTTGGCAGGGTTACCGCTACCCGCCGCTTCGCGCTTGACGGAATACGCAATTGCCACGGCCTGCTTTACGGGTTTACCCGCAGACACTTCAGCCTTGACGTTCTTGCGAAATGCCTCGGGGGATTTTGACTTGACGAGTGGCATCACTTCCCCTTGGCAGGCTTTTTCGCAGTCTTGGCCGACTCTTTAAAGTCCTTGGCCGAGGGTGCGCCAGCAGCGCCGGGTTTGCGCATTTTTTCGCCAGAGCCAGCCGCGATGCGTTCGCGTTTGGCGTTGATGTTTGCATACAGTCCAGGTTTTGTAGCCATGATTAACACTTCCATCTTTTAAGTGATGCCTTGGCCCGTTCTGCTGGGCCTTTGGCGTTTTTGACAACCCCTTCCATGCGGGCACAGAACGAATCTTTACGGCCTTGGTCGGCCTTTGTCTTGGGGCTGGGCGCTGGCGCTTTGAGATTCGAGCCAGTAGCTGCGTTGTACTTCGCACGACCCTTTTCTGTCAAGCCTGCGCCCTTGGACACCGGCAGCTTCTCGCCCTTTTTGACGCTTAGAGAGACAGTTTTCTTTGTTGCCATCACGCCTTCTTTCGTTGTTGGTACGCGCGCTGCGCAATTCGCCCACACTCCCTACATTCTCGCTTAGGCCCGCCGTTTCGTCCACCTGTGGGCCGAACAATTGTGTTTTCAGGCGTAAATTCGTGGTTGTGTTTGCAATGCGTTAACGCGCTACGCCACCCATAATTGCCTCTTGCGATGTTTTTCCGAAGTGTAACGGGTTCCAAATGATCGGGGTTACAACAGTTTCGGGTTTTACAAATGTGGTCTAACGTCATCCCAGCAGGAATAAGACCTTTGTGTGTTTCATACGAAACGCGGTGCATATACCGAGCACCCGCCCGAGGATACCCGTCGTGTGTCAATGCACCTACCCACAACCAGCAACCATTTAATTGCTTTTCAATTTTGTCAAAAAGCGAAATTTTGCGTGTCATTTAACTTCCCATCCAACTTGTTCCTACATGGGACGAAGCATAAGCCTTAGTTGAACGGTTGTCAAGTTTATTGTACTCACCCCGGCTTGCGACTGGGTATGAGAAGGTCAGCGCAATGGCGTCAGCAGCGTCGGGCGACGCCAAGCCACGGGCTTTCATGTCTTTTTTTGACTCCAGAAAAATCGACCCTTTGGAGTCTGGCTTCATCATAGGCGAGATTAGGTCAGTTTTCAAGAACCTGTCGTTTGGGATGCTGGCCGACTTCAGCCAGTCGCGCATGTCGCCCCAAATCTGCGCCCTCATGTTGCCGTACATGGCCGGGTTGCGTGACTTCCAGCCGAAGTTGACACCCTTGATCTTGTAGCGCTGCTCTTTCAGCCGGTCCACGATGCCGGCGCCTAGCCCACCCTCGTCGATAAACACCATCGCCGGCTTGAACTCTTCGATCGCCTCAATGACGTACCCGACCACCGTCATGGTGTCGTCGCCGCGGTGCCGAATGATGCGCGTGATGTCTCGCCCCTGCCGCACCGCAATCACCGTGGCGTCTGCTCCGAACCGCGCCGGGTCCACCCCGATCACGATCGGCGCGCTTGGGTCTTTGTACAGGGGCCTGCGCATGGCGTCGTCCACCACCAGGCTGGAGATAAACTGGTCGTCGCCAGCGTTCGGGAACTCGCCGTACACCTCGACGTGCGCCTGTGACGAGTCCGGCCCGTATTCATCGATGATCTGTTGGTAGACCTGCTTGTCCGTCCCCTCAACCGTGCGTGCGTCCACCACCTTGGTGTTCCAGAACTCGCGCTTGCTGTGGAACGTCTCGTAGAAGTACCCCGTGTTGCGCCGTGGGTTGGAGAACGCCAGCCAGAACCGGTTCGGGGTGTTCTCTGTAAAGAAACCAGCGGTCACCGCCCAAATGGCGTCCGCAATACCGCTGGCCTCGTCGAAGATTACCATCACACCGTCGAAGTTGTGCACACCCGCGTAGGCGTCTGGGTTCTCTTCCGACCACAGCCGGCCCTCGACGCCCCAGTAACGGGTGCCCTTTTTCAGGTCGCGCTCGACCAGCTCGGTCAGCCACTTGGCCGGCATGAGCCTGGTGGCGCTTACCTCAAACCAGTGGCTGTTTAAGGACATGGCCAGCCACTTGGTGATCTCGGCCCATGTGATGCTTCTGAGCTGGCTTTCTGAGTTGGCCGACACGATCGTGGTCGAGCCGATGCGGGTGGACAGCATCCAGATCACGATCCATGAGACCAGTGCCGATTTGCCGATACCGCGCCCGCTACTCACCGCGTGGCGTAGGGTGTTGAAGTCCAGCTTACCCTTGTTCTGCTTGATGTGATCGCCGATCTGCTGGAGCACCTCGCGCTGCCATTTGCGCGGCCCCGAGAAGTGTTCCAGCGGTGTGCCCTTGACGCCCCACGGGAACGTGTACAGCACAAACGCCAGTGGGTTGTCCTTGTACTGTGGCGACCAGAGCCTGGCCATCAACTCTTGTTCGTCTTCGGCCGAATAGATGGTGGTTTGCATTAGGCGCTTTGTTTGTGTGGGGCCAGTCTGGCTTGAAGCGCTGGCATGGTCGTAGACGAGGGCTCGTGTGCAATCACATCCACCACGTCGGCGGCGCGGCGCTCGGCTTCGGCCAGTGCACCAAGAATACTGATCTGTTGGTTGACGTCGACCGTGATGGCCTGCTTGGCTACCCAGCCGTGGACGTTTTGCAGAATAGCCAGGCTGGCCTTGGCGTCGCCCTCTTCAGCTGCTTTGTGCAGCTGTTGGGACGCAAGCAGCTCCCCGTCGGCGCGGCCTTTTTGTTCGGCCAGCTGCGCCACTCTATCTAACTCGCACAACTGCCGGTAGGCGGTGGGCACCATGCCTGCTGCTAACGCCAGGTTGTCGCCCTTCAACCCAAGCTTGGCTGCGTCGTAGATGCGGTTAAGCACCGCCTCGGTGGCGCGCACTTCATTGATGACAAGTGGCAGTGAATGAAAACTCATAGATGTATGGCCGCGTGGATGCGTGCGTGCATCTTATATTAAAAAAATAAAAATTGTTGCTGAACGCTACGCTACCGTTGACCGGTCCGCTCGGCCCTTCCCCTCCCCCCTCCAGCTCAAACCACCATGCAGTTAGTGTGTGCTTACTAACATTTTGTGGACAATGTGGACAGTCCACAATCAGCCGTCAACCCAAACTGCATGCATGTACGTTTATACAGTACTGTATGCATGTACATCACTGTATGAACTGTGGTTTGTGGACAATGTGGACAGTCCACATTTAGGTTAGTGCCTACTAACTTAAACTTGGCGCCAGAGTTCGCGGCCGGCGAGTGTGGACAATGTGGACCATTTGGACAAGCAATTAAATTCGCTGGACCCTAATTGCCTATTTTTTAAGCACTTATTTTCTGTTAACTGTAATTCTCATAGTCCACAATATCCACAAACAGCTCAAACCCGCATTCCCATTGGCCGCGCATGTGGACACCGGCCGCGCTTTCACGCCGTCCACAATCAATCCACCGCGTCCACAGTTACAAATTGTTACAAATTCTTTTGCAACAACGCTTGACAATGGGCGGAAATCACTTACAATAGATACATCATCAACCAATCAGGAACTACTGTATGAACGACGCAATCAAAGCTTACATCTACGCACGCACGCAGCAGCAGCTGCGCCCCATTGACGCGTGCACCGACGCCGCGCAGTATCACGGCGTCAAAGTCGCTGCGTTAGCAGCTGCGCTGATCGCTGCTGACATCGACGCCGCGCGCCTGTCTCTGATTTGAAAACCCCAAAAACCGTAGATCTCATTTTTTCGGAGTATTACCCCATGAAAAACGCACTACTCACGCCTGACGGTTATTTTTTCGAGCAATTGCCTAATGGCATGTTTACCGACGGCGACATGACGTTCAACTATGACATGTCAAACGACATGCGCGGCGTCATATGGCAAAACATGGACGGCCAATATTGCGCCGACGGCGACGGCATGGTTGTCGCTGCGCACGACGGCGACGCGTGGGTTGTCACCGATCAGGGCGACGTTATCGGCGCGTTTGACACCCTGCGCGCGGCCATTATGTGCGCGCAGCAGCAGCTCGCCACCAATTACCCGGAAATCTACGAAAACCATGTGGGGGAATTATGAAAGACAAAATTCTAGACATCCTGGCCGTGCTGGCCATCGCGGCCGCGCTGCTTGTATGCGCGCTGGCCTACTTCGACGTCTTAACCAAATAAGGGGCATCACATGACAAACAAATTTTTGGGTTTTATTGCGTATGAGGGACCGTCCGAAATCGACGGCGCGCCTATTGTGGTGATCGTCAACAAAATCGACAGCGACAGCGAAAACGAAAAGACCGGCGCGCTTGTACAGACGTTTATTATCCGGTCCGACGTTTCACCGGTCGAAGCGCTTAAGACCGGCGACGACGTGAGCATTTGTGGCGATTGTGTGCACCGGCCAATTGTGGCCAGCGAAACCGGCGAAGCGCCGTGCTACGTTAACGTCGGTCGTTCGGTTTTGTCGGTGTTTAACGCGTATAAACGCGGCCGCTATACAAAAGCGGACCCGGCCACAATCGCGCGCGCTTTGGCCGGCAAAATTGTCCGGCTTGGCACCTATGGGGACCCTTTCGCTGCGCCGGTCCGCATGTGGTCACAAATCACACGCTACGCGGCCGGACGTCGGGGCTATACGCACCAATGGCAAAACGCCAAATTTGACGCCAGCGCGTGGTCGCCGTTGGTGATGGCCAGCGCGGACACAATCGAACAGGCCGCGCTGGCCAATTTGCTTGGCATGCGCGTTTTCCGCGTGTCTGTCGGTGTGGACAAACAAGCGGGCGAAGTTATCTGTCCGGCCAGCGCAGAGGGCGGCCGTCGGTCCACATGTGCCAAATGCACACTCTGCGCCGGTACATCGATTCAAGCGCGAGACGTGGTGATCGCTGATCACGCTAGCGGCCATCAAAAGCGCGTTATTCGTTTGGCCAGCGTCTGATTTTCAGTGTCTGGCCATGTGGCCAGACGCGGACAATTCGTCCGGCTAAAGGGGCAAAACATGAGCAAATTTTCTGTAGGCGATCGCGTCGCATTTGCGCGCGCCGTGGTCCGACGTCTTGGCCACGATAAACCGACGGCCGATGCGCGCGGCCGCGTGGTGGCCATCGATGGCCGCGTGGTGGCCGTCGATTTTGGCCGGACCATGGTCCGCGCGGACGGCGAGACGGTCCGGTATGTACCGGCCGCAAATTTAACCCGCGTTTTTGATAATGGGGTAGTTTATGAATAGTCCGATACCCGGTTACAAACACAATCCGGCGCCCGATCGATATCCCACGCGGGAGAGTTGGCCGCGGCCTGGCGCTAAAGGCACTTATAAGGGTAAACCCGTGGAACTAAAGGAAATCTATTTCCAATACTACGCGCTGTTTAAGACCGGACCGTACTCAATCATGCGAGCCAATTTGCAGGACTTTATATGCGAGTGAAAGAATTTTGGCAGTGGCTAAGTGAATTAGCCGACGCCACCGATGGCGCGCCGATTGACATGCCAAGCGCCGAACATGCTTTTTTAACCGGCCGGACAGTGGCCGAATACTTGGAGATAAAAAATGGACTTTGATTACATGAGATTACCCGCCAGCGAAGCGGAACGACTCTGCTACGCGGAGGGCTTCGAAAACGCTGCAAAACTGTTCGCCCGCATCGAAGCGCTACAGTTTGCCCTAGGACAGGCGACGGCCGCGCTGGTGGCCATTGAAGAAAACGACATGACAGCGCGCCAGGCATCGGGGGCAGCGCGTGAAGCGCTGCACATTGTCAGGCGGTCGACATGACGGCCGCGCTGGCGGCCCTTGTCGTCGCGTTGCTGGCGGTACTGCTTAACCTATAAAAAAGGCCCTTAACGGGCCTTTTTTCATTTGACAGCGCGGAGGGTCGACGGCGGGGGATCCTCTACCATGTCGCGCAATTCGGACCGGGACATTTCGACCATATCAGGCGCGCAGAAAATGTGCTTCTTGGTATCGTGCCGGCGGGACTTCAAGCGGCCACAGTCAACCCAACCGGCCTCTTTCAAGGCATGCAAAAGCGCGCCCTGGACGACTTTAATGGCGCCAGGCGCGGACCCTTGCAGGCGATCACACAGCGCATGCCAGGGGGCGCCAACGACACCTTTGGAAAACTCACCGATACGGGCGCGCATCAACTCCACCAGGAACGATTCGGCGCCGGACATGCCGGCCTCAACCATGATGGCCTTGGCTTCAGTCATCATCGGGGGTAGACCGGGGTTAAACGCGGCGACGTTGCGCTGGTGCAGCCATGCGGCCACGCAGGACATGCCGCCCGACTTGTACCAACTCCACAGGCCCACAGACTCGGCGGGGGACATACGGCCGGCGTCGGACCAGATGACAAACCACCGGCGGTCTTCTGTGGGGAGATTGATCGCGACGCGCTCGTTGGAGTAAGCCAGGACGAACAAACGATTAAGGGCCATGTAGGGGTGCAGGCCCTTGCGGTTGATCGGCAGCATGTCAGGGGGCGCAGCGATCAGGGGCTTGAGTTGATTTTCCAGCGCGCGGCGGTCTTTGGCTTCGGCCTGGCGCAGTTCGTTGATCACCATAACCTCGGTCTCAAGGGCGTAACCCCATTGGGACGTCAATTCTTCATTGCGCACCAGGGAGACGTTGACCAGGGCATCGCCGCCAATGGCCCAGAGGAACGGGGCCCAGAGGGTATCTTTACCGACACCAGGCGCGCCACCATGTAGAACGGCGTGGTTAATCTTACGGTTGGGGTTTTGGACCTTGAAGGCCATCACGTCAAGGACATGCGCGCGCTCGCGGGCGTCAGGGATCATGCGCTCGACGTGAGCCAGCCAAGGGCCGGCATCGCCGGCCACGGCCGGGGGACGGGCGTCGCGCCAGCGGTTACCGTACACCAGGCCATCACGGGCGCAGAGGATCGATTCGCCGGGGGCGTAGGTCAGGCCGACCAGCGCGCGGGCGCCCTTGGCTTGGCGGTGCTCATCAAAACTGGTGGCGGCTTCGATTTTCGAGCGCTTGCCGTGGATTGAGTTGCAGCCGATGTGCCGGAAGATGGCGTTAAACGTGGCGCGGCTGACCTCGCGGCGCTCTTGCATGTCAAAGTAGGCGTCGTCATCTTGCAGGTAGGCGAAGCGCTCATACCAGCCCTCTTTCTCGACACGGCCCAGCTCCTTGCGCTCCACCTCGGCCACGATAGCGGCGGCGGCGTCGGGGTACTTGGGCGTCGGTGCCAGCTTACTCAGGGCTGACTCCATCGCCGCGGCCAGCAGCTCCTCGCGCAGGCCGGGGGTGTGCTTGGGGCCACCATTGTCGGCCACCCATTGCAAGAACACAGAAGAATCCAGTTCGGTGCAGTGCGAGTGCAGGCAGCAGTAGGCACGGCTGGCGGGCAGGTAGCGGCCCTCGGGGTTGCCGTCGGTGTGCTGGGCGCTGTTGGGGCAGATGACACCGGCCCAGCCTTCTTGGTTGGGCTTGGACAGCAGCATGCCGTTATCGGACAGCCACACCATCACGTCGTCGGTGCCGTCGTCGGAGATACGAATCGGGCGGTGGGCATCCTCGGCTTCACCAGGCACCACGTTCAGGGCGGCGCAGATCTGCTCAAGGGTGAAGTCACGCTCGGGCTTAAACTCACGCAGCTGGGCGGCGAAGTTGTTGCGGCCGGGCTTCAGGTTAATCGAGCCAGGGATACGGAAATTGCGCACCGCGTTGATCGCGCCTTTGTCGGTGTAACCCGCCTCGGCAATGGCGGCGATCGCCGCGCTGAACTCGGCCTTGGTGGGCTGCTCGCTGAACACGTAGCCCCATTGGAACGAGCCGGGGCTGGTCTCGATCTTCCACGTCGGCTCAAGCGGCGGGACGTTGGGGGCCTTCTCAGGGTCACCCACGTCGTCCAGCACCATCACCAGCACGTACTCGCACGCAGCAGCACTGGCGCCGGGGTGGCCATCCTTGAAGCGGTCGATGATGAACGACGCAGTGTTGCCGTAAATGGCCCACTCGGGCTTGATCTTGGCCGTGGGCAACATGGCTGGCCAAGTGGCCTTGATGGCGCCGTTGGCGTGGAACTGCATCTCGCCCTCTTTGAGCTGGGGCTTCTGGCGTACCAGCAAAAAAGTTTCGCCCTCTGGGGCAAGTCTGGTAAGATGATCAACGAAATCTTTCACGGGTTTCTCCTTTAGTTGGAACTTTAGCCCCGGCCTAACCCGCCGGGGCTTTCTTTTTTACTCAATAGTTGTTTCGTAAACTTCGCACGATTCGGAACAACCACCATCTTCGTCGGCGCGGGCGTCTCTCATCGGTGTGCCTTTGTTCTCTTCGTACAACTTGAACAGCGTAATGGTGTCCATATTCTTGCGAAAAAACACGCGGTCGCCGACTTGCGGGCCGTGTGATCGGTACTGCATTTCCATGCGGCGGTGAAAATCATAAATGCTGGCGTCACGTTCGATCTGCATAAACTGCTTCTTGATCGACTTCTTGAAGCAACCTTGGCAGTTACCCTCAAACTCGTCGATGCCCAAGTCGAACGCCTGCTCTGCCCACCAGTCAAGAATCTCAGCTTTGTCGGTAGGCCAGACGTCGATCAGGGGGTATTCGATATTTTTGGCCTCGGCAGTCTTGCTGACGCGGCGCTTCTCGTCTTCGCGGATGCCAATTGCTGTTGGGATTGTGCGGTAGTCCAGCCCCAAGCTGCGCAAGTACGAGTTCATGGGGTTGATCTTAAGTTCACGGGTGCAATACGGGAACGCCATATTGGGGATGCCGTACTTCTTGATAACTTCCTCAAACGGCGCGCCAGTACGCGATGCGCTGGCGTAATCAACAACCTTGTGGGTGCTAGCCACCCGGCCCTCATGCACAACTGCCTCTAGCCATACCGTCTTGAAATCAAAATGCTTGTCGCAGTTGTGAACAAACTCCAGCGTCTTAGGGTGCTCAAGGCCGGTGTTGGCAAACGTCACAATGAAGTCGTAACGGTCTGACCAGTTGTTTAGCAGCATCTTGGTCATGTAGGCGCTGGTGCGACCGCCCGAAAATGAGATTTGGTATTGCGGTTTCATGAATACCTCGTTGTTGTGACACCTTCAGCGGCCAAGGGCAGGCCGGTCGCCCATGCAGGCGGGGTGCACATGATCTGGTGCATACGGGCGGCGACTGCCTCGGCCTCGTGAGCCGGGCACTCGACAACGATCTCGTCGTGGACGTGTAGGACCACGCCATCGAGCTGGCGCAGTGAATGGCGCAGGATGTCGTGCGCTACTGCTTGCGTGACGTTCTCGCAAGCCAGACCACGCCACAGACGGGCGCGGGGCCACTCCTTGGCGTCGGCGGCGGGCTTCCAGGCTGCTTTGGTGTACGTCACGTTGCCTTCATCATCAAATTTGGCATTCGGATAGCACAGCACCCGACCGGAGGGCAAAGCATACCAGAGGGTCTGGCCGTCAAACAAGTACACAACACGCCCTGCTTTAAATTCATGCCCTTTGTTTCTCATGGCGCGCAGGTAAGCGTTCTCCAACTGCTGGCCGTGCGCCTGCGCCCACGGGTTGGCCCTGCGCCAGCCGTCCACAGCGCGCTGGACTTCGCCCGGCGACAGCCGGATGCCGTAGGCGCGGCCGAAGACCTCAAACGCGCCAGCGCCGCCCAGAAAGCCAAGGGCCAGCTCCTGCACCTTGCCCACCTGACGCTGGTCACCAGCGACGTCGGCGTAAGGCACACGAAAGGTGGCGGCAGCGTTGACCTTGTACGGGTCAAGGCCCGAGCGGAACACGTCCAGCTTGGCTTCGCCTGCTGGGCAGTTGGACAGCCACGGGTGCACACGGCCCTCGATGGCTGACCAGTCGTAGGCGATCAGGACGTGGCCAGGCTTGGCGATCAGCGCCGGCCGGAGCATCCCCTTGAGCACATCTGTGATACGTTTTCCAAATCTTGGTGTGATTGTGTGTCCACGCACCATAGCGTGGCGTACTTCATCAGGCTCTTTGGCGCATTTGCGGGTAAAGTTGTGAACTTGCGCGCCATAGCTCGACGCTCTGCCGGTGGCAGCCCCTCCAGCAAAAACGAAAGCGCCTCGGACTCGGTGATCTTCTTCATCGGCCAAGTTTGAGAGGCGATTGAATTTCGCAACCGAAGACGCCCAGAGGTCGTCCGCGCATTGAATAACGTCTGCAACATGGGGCGGAATCTCATCGGGGTCTTCCATCGCGAGCAAGTTGGCCCGCACAGTTTTGTCAATCGAATACTTCTCGCCGGTCCACATCAGCTTCTTGGCTTCTGGACCGACGCGCTCCAGCACCCACTCGCGCATCTTAGGTGAGCGCACGCTGGTGATGACGCCCTCGGTCACCTCGGACACGATCTGCTGAATCTCGACGGTCTCGTCGGCGGAGTACTTAACAGCGGCTTGGCACAGCGGCACGTCCACCAGCACGCCACGGTCGTTGATGCGCTCGTTGGTGTGGTAGTCGGCTAGTTCATCATCAGACAGTGGCCGCAGGGCCTTGCTGATGGCGCGCATGGACCGCACGTCTTGCTCGCAGTACTCGACCATCTCTTGCATCAGGGCGGCGTCTTCACGGAACTGGCCGTTGGCCTGCGGCAGCGACAGCAGCCGGATCAGTTGCGCGCCGCGGTGGTCTTTGCGCATGTCAGCGCCAGCAAAGCGCCCCACGTCTTCCAGCGAGCCAGGCGCACAGTTAGCGCGGGCCTGCGCTGCGGTGCAGACGAACTGCTCCAGCTTGAAGTCGACCTGCAAGACATACCAAAAAATGAGCCGCTCAAAGGCGGCGTTGTGGGCGTAGATCAGGCCCTTGTGCTCGGTCACCTCACGGGGCAACGGCTGGCCCGGCAACCAGGTGACGACCTCGTCATCACCAAAGGCGTAGGACATGCACAGCACTTCGGTGCTTGCGTCCTGCGCGTAGTTGTAGACGCCCTTGGCCTTCAGGTCACAGCGGCTGCGGGTCTCAAAGTCAAGCCAAAGATTCATACTGTACTTTACTTTATAGGTGGGGTGATGCTGCTAGTTCCTCTTTTCCATCTTGCGATGTGCTGTCCCACAGCTCCTCATTTAACTTGCAGCCTCAGTATGCAAGCACATCACCCCTGTTTCACTTAGGCCGCACGGCGACGGCGACCAGCAGCTGGTGCAGCCTCGACTTCTTCAGCCACTGGCGCTTCAGCAGCGCCGTCCATGCTGGCCCACTCGACGATCTCAAACACCGGGGTGTAGATGCGGCCGTAGGACTTGTGGACGTAGTGGTCCTTCTTCAGGCGCACGATGGCCACAGGCTTGGTCTGGTCCTTCTCCACTTGCGTGGCGATGGCGACGCCCAATGCTTGCACGGCCTTCTTACCGCCGACCGAGGTCGTGGTGAAGCGTGCTTCCATGTCCTTGTCCTCACCGACGAGGCACTTCAACGACATGCCGATCTGTGTCTCCCAGCCGCGCTTGGCACCAGGAGGCGCTTGGTCAAGCTCGGGCAGGGGATGCTGCACACCGGTCATCTTCTCGCCAAGCACTTCGCCGTCGCCCCAGGCGATAAAGCCGTGAACAAAAGAGAAAGGATTGACGGCCCAGGTGGAGTCGTCTTCGACTTCAGTCTGGTCAGCACCAAACACCCAGTGGCCTGTCTTGTCCATTTTCAGGATGACGACGCCCGATGTGCCTGCGCCTTGTTCAAGCGAACGCAATGCGGTGGAGAGAGTGGAGACTGCTGGCAGATTTGCCGAAGAGAAAGTTGCAAGATTTGACATGATTGTCCTTTACTAAAGTTTAGAGAGAGCCGCAGACAACTGCGACCCGATTTGCAACACTGCTGGGCGGGGGTCATCCTCGCTTGCCAGTGTTGTGCCTGATGACACCGACTTGACGAGTTCGTCAGGCAGTGCCAACTTGCGCTTTTTCAGCACCTTCTCAATCTGAGCAGGGCTGCGAATTTCCTCTGGGCTGAACAGCTCGCCACGGGGCACACCCATGTCGTGCAGCGCAGCGATTGCTTTGTTCTCATCGGTCCACTGACGCCGGGCTTGCTTTTGTACAATTTTATACCCCGGCACGGGAATGTTTTTCTCAAGCAACTGGAACGCCAGCGCTCTGAGGTCTGTAATCCAGCCCTCCAGCACGTCGGCCTTGGTCAGGTGCTGGCCGAGCGTAACGGCGTCGATCTCTTTGATCTTCACCAAGGCCGCACGCTCAACAGCGCCCGTCATCTGAGGGCAAACGGGCTTGGCTGCGCACCAGCGGCAGTGATCGCCGGAATGCAAAACTGCGTCGGGATACTGAGACTCTTTAACTGCCTGCACCAGCGTCTGCTCAAACTGCTTGATGCGCTCTTTCGTGGTCACCCAGCGTTTGATCATAGGCGGCTGGATGATGATGCACTCAACCTCAGTCGCGCCAGCGAACGCCCACTGCGCGCTTTCAGTGCGCATGCAGGCCGCAGCGTAGAACATCAGCTGCTCGTTCTCTATAGCGTCCACCACCACGCCATCACCAAATTTCCAATCCAAAACAATAGCGCGGCTACCAATACGACCCACAAGATCAGTAGAGCCAAACACGCCAGGTAACAAATCGCCGAAACCAACACGCGTTTCCACTTCATACAACATCTCCTTAGTAGGGTCAACTTCATCAAGCAACGCCAACGCTGGAATGATCTTGTCATCGTACAGCTCTTGCGTCAGCACTTGTTCTTCATATTTCATACCGATCACATCGACGTTCATGTCTTCAAGAATGGCGCTGATGGCGTTGTGCAGCAGTGTGCCTTCGTCGGCGTACTTGCTGGAGGGTTTTGGGGGCATCTTCTGCACCAGCGCCACAGAGCCAGGGCAGTTTATGACGCGCTTGGCGGTCGAGCCGCCGACGATGTTACTGTGCTGCATCTGCTGTCTCCGTCAGAGCGATCAGGGCGTTGCGCAGTTGCTCGGCCTGCTCGCGTGTGAGGTGGGTGGACGCGTAGCCGCAGTGCCGCATGACGCTGATCCAGATCCCATCGTTGTACTCGCTGACGTTGATGCTGCTGTAATCGGCAGCGGGGATGTGATATTCCATTTGACTGTCCTTTAGTTGATGAGGCGTTCAGTGTATCACACAAAATATTTGTTGTGCAAATCTTTTTTTCATGTATTATTGCGGCAAAGGAGCAAACGACATGAAGATTCAAACCGTAGCGCTAACGCTTAGTGAATTGCAGGAAGCCCTGCGCGAATACTGCTTGCAGCGCGGGTACAACCCGAGCTGCGTGATCATTGGCAGCTATGAGAAAACAATCATGGTCGAACTGGAGCCTAACGGCTTGGTGACCGCAGAGGAGTTTAAGCATCGTGCTTGAGAAACAAGTCGAAGCCTACCTCGTCAAGCGCGTCAAAGAGCTGGGCGGGCGGGCGTACAAGTTCACCAGCCCTGCGCATCGCGGCGTGGCCGACCGGATCGTGTGCCTGCCCAACGGCCAGACATGGTTCGTCGAGGTCAAGACCGAGGGTGGCAGGCTGTCGGAGTTGCAGAAAGTCTTCGCCAGTGACATGGCCAAGATGAATCAGAAATACGTTTGTTTATGGAACAAGGAGCAGATCAATGACTGGATACAACAGTTCGCATGAGTTGTTTGACGCAGGGTATGCCGTGCCTTTGTATGACATCCATGAAAACAAAACGCGCTGGCGTTTTCGGGCTGAGTCATGGACAACGGACGGCCCGCCTTTGCTGTGCGATGTAGTAACCCTGCGCGGCGCACAACTTAACGTAAAAAAAGGGTGGCTGCGTGAAACTGCGTGATTATCAAGAGACGGCTGCTGACTTCTTGTACGAGCACGACCGCGCCATGATCTTGGCTCCGGTGGGTGCTGGCAAGACAGCCATCACGCTGACGGCCATGTGGGAGATGCTGCGCGACGATCACGTCAAGCGCTTCCTCGTGCTGGCGCCCAAGCGTGTGTGCACCGACGTGTGGCCAGTCGAGCAGCCTAAGTGGGCACCGATGGCCTCGCTGGCGGTGGCCGTGGGCACGCCAGCGCAGCGTAAAGCGGCCCTGTACAGCGGCGCTCAGATCATCGTCAGCAACTACGACAACATCCAGTGGCTCGCCGAGCAGAACCTGGCGCACATTGACGCCATCGTGTTTGACGAGCTGACCAAGCTCAAGAACCCGTCCGGCACCAGGTTCAAGGCGCTGAACAAAGTCATCGGCGATGTCGGCATCCGTTGGGGCTTGACCGGCTCGTTCACCAGCAACGGCTTGGAAGACGTGTTCGGTCAGTGCAAGATCGTGGACCAGTCGCTGCTGGGCCGCGCCAAAGGCGCGTTCATGCAGCAGTACTTCGTGCTGATCAACAAAGACTTCGGCGAGTGGGAGCCACGTAAAGGCTCACTGGAGCTGGTCATGCAGCGCATCAAGCCCGCCACGTTCGTGCTGGAGCCTGGCGAGTACAAGGACAAGCTGCCGCCGCTGCACACGGTCGAGGTGGCCTGCAAGATGGACATGACGGGCTACAACAAGATGAAGAAAGACTTCGTGCTGGACGACGTGGTGGCGGTCAACGCTGCTGTCGTCACGCAGAAGTTGCAGCAGATGTCGTCTGGTTTCATCTACTCCGACAACGGCCCGATCTGGCTGTCGCCCCACAAGTTTGACCGCCTTGAAGAACTGCTTGATGAGAATCAACATGCCAACACCCTGCTTGTTTACCAGTACCAAGAAGAACTGGCCGAGATTAAGCGACGGTTTAAATGGGTTGTCACACTCGATGATGACGACGCCATCGAACGCTGGAACCGAGGCGAGGTCAGGCTGCTGGCCGTCCACCCCAAGTCAGCAGGCCACGGCCTCAACCTCCAACACGGAGGCTGTTACGTGGTGTTTCTGTCACTGCCGTGGAGTTTGGAGTTATACGAACAGACCCTTGGTCGTCTGCATCGATCAGGCCAAAAGAACCCTGTGTGGTGCTACGTCATGCTGACCGACGGCACTGTCGATCACAAAATCTGGCTATCGCTGCATGACAAACTATCCCTTTCTCAAATCGCCTTGGAGGCACTCAAATGAAACGAATCGACCAATGGAAAGCCAAACTGCGAGCGGCCAAGTCTGAGCTGCGGCACAAGACGCGCCAGCTCAACGCAGCGCAGCGATCGCACGACCGCACGACCAAACTGATTGGCCAACTGGAAGGAAAAATAAATGTACACATGGCGAAGTCTTAATGATGTGCTGGCCTCGCTGCCAGAGACCGACGTGAAAGCGCTGCTGGACGCTGAGATGAAGGGCGCTCGCCGCGTCAAGGTGATCGAGCGCCTGCACCAGCGTTACAACACGCTGCGTGTGGCCAGAGAGAGGGCCGAGCTGCTGGCGCTGGCCACAAAATCATGAACAGGTTTGAGGCGTGGGAAGCGCACAACCTGGCCAAGTTTGCCCAAGACGCCGCCAAGCGGTTGTCTGAGCAAGACGAGCTGATCGAGAGTCTGCAAGAGGACTTGAAGACAGCCCTCCGTGCCTACCGGCACTTAGTAATCGAAAGAGCAAATAATGATCCGTCAAACCATCAATTGGGTGAAAAACGCCTATGCCACACCAAGCCCCGAGGCGTTGGCATACCGTGAGCTAGAGGACAGCAAGCGCAGGCTGCTTGAGGCCCAGACAGGGCGCGAATACGCCGACAGCATGTGCAAGTACCGCGAGGCGCAGATCAAGCGCCTGACGGCCTATTTGCACAAAGCCACTGAGGAGCAGTCATGACCGAATGCAAACACCGCTGGGAGCCCGTCGAGGGCCAACCGATTTACAAATGCGCCCGTTGTGGCGTTTTTCTGAGGATTATCAAATGACTGACAAAGAAGCATTGATTACACGGCTTCAAGAAGAAGCGACTCACGCCTTGCACCACAAAACAATTGCGCTGCTTCTTGAAGCTGCACACGCTCTTGCAGCACCTGTGCCATGTTGCGGCAAATACGAAACTTGCACTCAGGCTTGCACACCTCGCGGGAAATTTCTTGGGGCGCGTGAAGCCGCAGCACAGCGCCCGTGGTTAGACCTGACAGATGAGCAGATTAAAGCGATAGACGAAATGGCGCTGACAAAAAATATGGCAATCGTAATGACGATGGCAGCACTCAAGGAGGTAAACACATGAGCTACATCGTCGCATCCCTGCCACCTTTAAAGTGCTTCGTGCGCCGCGAGTTCTTGTACAACCACACCAAGGGCTTTGGCGAGTTGGAGCCAGCCATCTGGATTAGCATCAAGGCGCTGCGGGGTCAAGTGTTCCGCATCGAGTCGCTGCTGCCCGCATACGGCGCTCTGTACGACAAGCTGCCCTTACACGCTTATGTGTGGCGTGAGGACCATGATGGTGACCTGCCCATCGACACCCTGCAACTGTGGGACTGCATGGGCTACCGCTTCACGGTGTGCGAGAAGATTGGCCTGCGCAACCTCGGGGTTAAGTTCTTGGGCAAAGATAAGCAGTGGCACCACGGGCGCTATCTGTTCACGGTGGACTTTTGCGCTGACGGCATGGACGCTGACACGGGCTTTACGGAGCAGGCCGAGGAGCACAAGTCGTTTAATTTCATTCGACTGGAGAACGGCCAGTTTGCTACGCAGCCGAACAACAGGTGTTTGTGGTACGACCAGAGCCTGATCCCCGCCGAGGTCAAGTTCCCCGACTTCCAGGCTGCCAAGACTTTCTACACCGTGGACGGATCGCGCAAGTGGTCTGCTGGCGATGACTGGTTCTACGACATTCAGGAACGGCTATGAGCATGACTTGCCCGCACTGCGGGTCGTGGACAACAGTTAAAGAGACACGCACCCGCAAGATAGACAACTTGGTGACACGCAGATACGAGTGTGCAAACCTGCACCGATTTTCAACAGAAGAAAGGATCAAAGATGACGAACTGCTGCGACGATTACGGGAACTGCAATCAGGGGCGCAACTGCCCAGTGCGTGTGGCGAGAATTGGGCAGCGTATGAAATCCGCTGACCCACTGCCGCCAAGCGTGTGGCGTGACCAACTCAGGCACTTGGCCGAGTGGATGCTGTTGGGCATTGTCGGCGTGGTGTGGCTAACCTCCTTGGCGGCTTGCGTGTACTTTTACGCAAACTGACGGGTGCCAGCCTTGTCGATGATCAGCGCCTGCTTGCGGGGGCTGGTGTCCACGCTGTTGGGGATGCTGATGTGTGTCCAGCGGTCGAACTCGCGGATCACCTGATCGTAGCTGATACCACTGGCGATGATCTTGCGCACCACCTCGTCTGGGGTCATACCGGGCACACGGATGTCAGCAGCGCACCCAATGCGGTGCTGGCTGGTGTCCCTGCTGCCCACCGAGTCGTTGACCTTCTTGGACCGGAAGGCCGAATTGATCATAACCGGCTTGCCGCCCAGCACCACTTTGACTTGCTCCAGAAAGTCAGCCAGTCGCTTGAGGTTCTCAAGTTCTGCATCGTTGGGGCTGTTGTCCCAGCCGTTGCGCTCGGCTGACTCGGAGGCCGTCAACTCGTCAAGGGTGAAGTTGGGTGTTAAATTCATTTTGCTGTTCTTGAGAGAATGTCAGTCTTGGCCTGGGAGCCAGCAGACGATCCGAAGTAATAAGCGATGATGCCCGTCCAGGCCGTGCCCAAGCTGCCCAGCATCATGGTGAGCGCCGTGTTGTCAGCCACGGACATTTGACCGAACATCATGCCGCCAAGGATGGCGAAGAATCCGAAGGTTACCGAAGCAGCCAGCAGGGGAGGAACCCACGAACGGGTCACCGCCTGCATCTCACGGGCGCTCTTGCGGTCATCGACGGCCAGTTTTTCAAAGTTCAGACCAAGTTCTTGGGCTTGTTTCTGAAGTTCGATCTCTGCAATCTTGACCTGGGCGATCTGCTCGGCTGACAGCTTGTTGTTGGAGATCATGTCGCCCACTTTGTCGGGGTCCACACCGATGGCCTTGGAGATGGCCGAGACAGCCATGCCCGCCAGTGGGCCACCCATTGCCGTGGCGATGGTCGGTGCGATTTGTTTGAGCCAGTCCATGCTTACCCCTTCGATGTGGTGATCTGATCGTCGCCTTTGGTGACTGTGACCTTCTCGCCTTCAACAGTGACCTTCATCGGCTGCTCTTTACGGTCTAATTTGTCCAGCTTGTCGATCAACTGCTTCATGACCTCAAACTCGGGTTTCTCTTGCTTGGCGTTGGCCCCGGCGATGCCGTTGAGCATGGAGATCAGGGCCGTGAGCGATGCGCCCAGCAGGCCCATGACAGCAGCGATCTTGTCCTTGTCGAGCACGAGGCTGGAGGCCACGCCAATGGTGACGATGAGGGTGATGTAGAACAACCCGTGCTTGCCAATTGCGCGGCCCGCCACGTCCTTGGCTGGAGAACTGGCCTCCAGCTTGTTCAACTCGACTCTGGCTTGCGCCTTGATCAGTTCAATCTGGTGCATCTGATCGTTCATCTCAGTGCCCCTTGATCCAACTTAGGGCAAACCCTACCCCGCTGGAAATGATCGAAACAAAAGCCATTCCAGCCCAGAACCCACCGCGCCCCTGGTTGGCAAGCGCCACCAGCTTCTCGACATGACCTTCCATCTTGTCGATCTTGGCGCTCATCTCGTCAAACCGGCGCTCGTAGTTCTGGACACGCTCCCAGAGCACTCCATACTTCACTGGGTCGATCTCATTGGCCATAACTGCATCCATGATGAAAGGTTCCGTATTTTAACTAATTTGTATTAACGTGCAAGGGCGTTTTGGTTTTCCGACTCGCCAGCTAGAGCGTTGGTGGGTACAGCGGGAATTGCAGCGGCACGAGTAACAGCAGCGCCCTTGGTGCTCCACGTCGATGGATCACTCATTGCCTTCATCAAACTGCTTCGTTCTTTTGCGGGCAGTGTTGCCAACAACTCGTCAAACGTGTTTGCAGAGAGCGATGACTCGGCCAGCTTTGCAATGGTCTGTTTGCCAACTTTTGCGCCAATTTTTTCCAGCACGCGGTTTGCGACCGTAATCAAACTATTCAATGGGTTTGGAATGCGGTGGTTGACAAGTTCTTCTTTGATCAAATCTGACGCCCGTTGCTGACCAGCGGTAATTTGCTTACCAATCGCTGCTTCGGTTTCCAGTTGTTTGGCTACCTCACGCACTTTTGCAATTTGGTCTGGCGTCAGCACTTCGCTTAGTGATTCAAACCGAGCACCGCCACGGCCTCCGGCGCGTTTAAGCATGGCTTCCTCGCCGCGCCCCAAGATGTTTAGGAAAGGCGTAATGCGCTCGCCGCCACCTGGTTTTTCCAGCACGGACACCATTTCGCGCAACACTTGCGCTTGGTTGACGGGCGCGGACAAATCTGAAAATGTGCGGCGCGCTTGGCCATACTCTGGGACTTTGGTCTCAAAGACATTGACAAAATCGTCTAACAGCCCTCGGGCTGCCATTTGCGTGTCGCGCCCAATGCCCGTAGTGGCGGTCGGGCCGTAGGCAATGTCAGCCAGCGACCGTTTAATGTAGTGCAGCGACTCACCAGTAATTTTAGCGGATTCGCCGGGGATCTCTCGCATGAGGGGGTTGCCCGCCGCGTCAAGCACGCCCGTGGGTTCCATTCTTGGCGCAGATGCTTTGCCCATAATGAAAGGACGGCCTTCCATTTTGGCCAGCTTCGCTGCTGAATCAAGCGTGCCTGATGGCATACGCGAAATCACACCCACGAGATCAGCGTCGATCGGCACAACTGCTTTGTCCGCAGCGTTGTACAAAGGCTGCGACATGATGCGGCGCGTGTTAATCGCCTCTGCCAAATCTGGCGTAATCGCGTTCAGCGTAGATTTACGCGCAGCCTCTTGAGCCACCTCAATCGACATCCGAGTGTCTGCGGTTGGTCTTGCGCCTTTGGGTTGCGCGCCCTTGATTGCGCGCTCCATAGTGGCCTGTGCAGACGGCGCGACAAGGCCAGACCGAGCGAGCGCCTGCTGCGCCGTCAAATCCAACCCTTCAGACTGCGCGCTTTGCAAAGCTGTTCTTGCTGCAGCCACTTGTTCTGGTGTGCCCAACGAATCACGTGCAATCTTGGCCGCAAGCTGATTGGGCATTTGGCGCATATCGGCGATTTTTGACGCACCTGCTTGCACAAGCCGGTTTACCACAGGTGCTGCAAGAGGCACAGCGCCCCCAATTATGGCACCTGTTGCAGCCTCATCGGGGTTGATGATTGCTGAAGTTGCGCCACCCAAAGTTGCGCCGCCTGCTACACGAGTAGCAAGATTGCCTTTAGAAAAACCACCGGTGCGAATGGCTTGCGCCAATGGCGCTGCTGCTGGAATTGCCCTTAATGGTGCGGAAATCGCCATGCCCACAGGACCAGTGCCTAACACCTCGCCGCCCAATTCGCCTGCGCCTGTGAAAACCGGAAACTCTTGCTTAAACGGCGCGACAGTGGCTTGCGACTGAGCAAGCCGTCGAGCAGCATCTTCTTGCAAGAACGCACCCGTGTCTGTTGCACCAACAGCCGACAGACCCTTACCCAACAGTCGCTGACCACCCAGCATGACGTTGCCACCGCCGCTGATAACGCCCTGAGACACTGCTTCGATGGGTGCACCAATAGTTCCAAAAAAACCGCGCTCTTTGCGCTGTGCTGGTACTTCGCTTGGTGCAGCAGGTTTCAATCCAACTCGTGCGTCAAAGTCTGCACGGGGTATGTCTGCATAAAATTTCTTATGCAGTGCGTCAGCTAACGCCGCATCCGACATATCGGAGTATTGCGGGTACTTGGTGCGGATCTCAGCAATTGTTGCCATTATCGAATCCCCAAAGGATCTGGTGCGCCAGCAGCAGGCGCAGCGCCTTCCGCAGCCATGTCGCCAGTTGCAAACTGACCCTTGCGCTGAACCATCAAGCGCCGCACAGTCTTACCGGCTTCTTTTCTAATCTTTGTCGGCAGTGTGGGATCAGCCAGTTGACCAGCAGCTTCTTTATACGATGCCGTGTCTTTGTCCGATTGCGGTCCTTCAAATCGAGGGATCATTTTTAAAGCCAGATCGGAAACAGGTGCAATCTTTCCAATCGCAATGTCACCCGGTGTTGCTTGTCCAACAAAACGTGCGCCAAGGTCAACCAATCGACCTGCACCGCTACCAGTAGACTGGTCAATTAATCCGCCATCTTTTGTAATGTCAGCCAGTTCTTTAATTGCAAAATCAAGGTCTTTACTCATTTGTGCCCGTTGTGCGGTGGCTTTTTCAGCAAACGCCGAGGGTTTACCCTTGACTTGCACACCACCCATAGTAACGGGTGTGACCGCACCGGTGTCCATGTTTACAAGCCCAATGCTGCCATCGCTAAGAGTTGTTTGTTGTGTTCGCGGTGCTCGGTCAGCACGAGGTGCTGGTGGGGGCCGCTTTGCAGCTTCACGGGCGATTACAAAGTCTTGGAACGAGCCAGCAAAACCACCGCCTTCTGGCGAACGGGCAAAGTTAAATTCAGAAACCATTGCAGGTTGCGCAGCAGGTGCGGGTGCAGCTTGAGGCTTGCGAATAAACTCGCGCTTGGCCGGGTCGTACACGTCACCAGTAGGCGTTACCTTAGGCTGCTGCGACTTCATCCACTCAGCCATACCCATTGTTTCTTTTTGCAGATAGGTTTGAAACTCAGCAGGATCGTTGGGCACTTCAGCCAACGCTTGTTCTAACGGGGCAAATTGAGAAACAACAGGGCCAAGGTCAGGGTCGGCATATTGCATCTTAACCAGTTCACGAACGGCGTTAGGGTCACGGGCACGAAGCAGGCGCTCACGAAACATGCCGGTTTTCTGAGCAGCAGTCTGCGTTTTTACTTCGCGTTCTTGTTGACCAATTGCGCCACGAACTTGTTGCATTCGCAACGCATTCATCTCGCGGTCTTGCGCCATCTTTTGCTGTGCCATTGCGTTGGCACGTTGTTCCTCTTGGCCCTGCTCAAAGCCTTGCATAAAGCCACGAGGACCAGGACGCGCCAAAGCGTTAAAGTTCAGTTCAGCCATATTTATTCCCAAGACTGTGAGCCAAAAGCATAAGCATTTGGATCGGCGCTAAACGATCCAGATGAACGACCAAGGCTGTTGCTGCTACCTAAATATTTACCCAACGCGCTGCCAATATCACCGTATGTGGATTGACGGGCTTGTTGGCCCGCAATCAATGCGTTGCCTGTGTTCACGCCTTGGTTAGCCATTGCGCTGCCTGCGCTGGTGGCGTAGTTTTGACCCAAGTTGCCCATCGCATTTGCAGCAGTCGGCGCAAAACCAGTAACACCCGCAAGCGCATTTCGGCGCAAACTTTGGGTGTCGCGGAAGCGGTTGTATGCGTTGCTGTACTCTTGCGAACCCATTTCTTGGCCATAGCGGGCCGCAGCTTTCATGGAGGGGCCAGAAATTTGCCCACCTCGAATGGCGGCCTGACGATCCAATTGTTTTTGCCCCTCGGACAGCCGAAACGCATAACCAGGGTCAGCTTGATAATCGGCCATCGTAAAGCCGCGCACCAATTCACCACCTTGCCCAATGCCCGACAAATAGCCGGGAAGTGCGTTGACGCCTGCTTGATAAAAGGGTTGTTGTCGAGCAACGCCCTCCTCGTACATTCGACGCTGAAGATCAATCTGCGATTGAGCACCAGCGTTTGCAGCGTTTGCGGCACCTTGGGCGGTTTTGTTTGCGGAATAACCCTGCGCCAACGAACTGCCAATTGATGCGTAGGGTTGAAGGGTTTTTAAACTGTTCATGATTGAACCTGAATATGTACCGGCACCCGCAGCACCCGCGCCTCCAGCAGCGCCGCCACCCGACAATGTGCCAGCGGCCAAGGCTTCACCAGCACCAACTGCCGCACCGGGCGTTGCGGATGCAAGGTACGCAATTGGGTCGGCACTGGCGCTTGCTGCTGCAAGTTGGGCTTCGGTAAAAGTTGTGCCCGCAGCACCGGAGCCGGAGCCAAACATATTGGCAATACCTTCAGTCCCACCAAGAGCTTCTAAGCCGTAATAACCTGCAATCATGGGGAGGAGTACGTTGTATTCCTTAATAAACCCGCCACCGCCAGGGTCCATGCCCAGAACATCATCGGCAATCTTGTCACCCAGCACATCTCGGGCTACGTTGTATATGCCGCCACCGCCTGGGTCAAGCCCCAAGACATCATCAAAAATTTTACTGAAAAAGCCCATGCTATTCCCCTTAGGTCACTTCGCGGCCAGAAACCCGCATGTTGATGGCGGTAGCGGTTCCAGCAATTGTACTGATGAAGTCGCCGGGGTTCAAAACCTGCCCGACCAACTCAGGGAACGTGTAGACCTCGGACGGCTGAAGCGTCTTGGTCTTGGTAATCAAGTTGCTGTTGCCAGCGGAGCCTGCGTTGCCCACCAAGTTGACCGAGATCGTGGCAGCACTGGCGCTGTAATTGGTCGCAGTGAACTTGTCAATAATCGTGGTCACACCGTTGGCGGTGTACTGGGTTGTCTGGGTGTTTGCCACATCTTTCGATGGCACCAGATTTTTGACGATGACTGTCATTCGGGTTTCTCCTTATTCCAATTCCAACGAGTTGTTGGAGTCGTATTTCGTCATTATCCAACTTGTGCCGTCAGAAACCAAGGTGGCGTTTGCACCGGCAACTGCTTGCAGGATCGCAGTACCCGCAGACCCACCGGCCAGCGGCACCACATTACTCGAAGCTGACACAAGGGTCTGGGCTTGGTAGTTCTGAAAGTTCAACACTCGGCCAGTGCTGGTCGAGGGGGTTGGCAGCGTCACTGTGCACGACGAACCCGACTTGTTGTTGATCAGCCATGTTTCACCAGCGGCCACTGTGAAGTCGGCGGTTTTGGTAACTGGTGCGGACAGCAGCGAATTGATGGCGACATTGATGGCCGCAACGTCAACAACTGGCTGCACCTCCAACGCTTGAATCTGTTTCTGCATCTCGGCCATTTGCGACACCAGATCGCTAGGGCTTGGTTGCGTCTGCACTTCCTGCGTCAGCGTCTGAAGCAGTGCATCATAGCTGGCGATCAGCGACTCAGCACTGGGGCCGACAACTGGATCGTCAACAACGGCGTTTGCCACGTTGTTCAGCGACAAGAAGAACAAGTACCACGCCCTGTTAACCAACCCCGTGGCAGGGTCAACCAGCGGCACCCGTGGGGGTGTGATGATGGGGTTAAGCATTGGTCGGACTCAGCATCAGTTCAGCGCCCATGATGGCGATCTTCACGGGGTCGGTGCCCGACACCTCGTAGACGCGATCACGCAGCTTCAGGGTCATGCCCAGTCTGCGCCAGATGGCACGGCGATAGTACTCGCCGATCTTGCCGATGCTGACCCAGTGCTCGTTCGAGTACGTGTGCCCACCATCGTCGGACCAGCGCAGCATGACCTGTGGGTCGTAACCGGGTGCAGCAGGGTAACCAATGGTTGACAGCATCATGGGCGGCACAAACGGCACAGGGTAGGCGGCTGCATCAACCAGCGGCTCAAAACCATCGCCTGCCTCAGTGGTCAGCACTTCGCCCGTTTCAGCAGTGATTTCGTTTTGCACGTACTCGGCAATCAAGATGTTGCCGTCTTCAGCCGTTAATTCTTCCGCATCGTAAGCAGGGAACAAGTTCAGGCCAACACCTGTTTCGCAGTCTAGTTGCAAGCTGTGCTGCGCGGTGCGCTTCAAGTTGTTCTGGCCGGTGGGCAGTGCTCTCCACGAGCGCAGCCACTTCTGAATTTGCCCGTTGTCCGAGTAATCTTCTAAGTCAAATGAGTAAATGTTGCCATTCTCGAAGTCGCCCACAACGATCTTGTTGTTGAACGACATCTGACAGTTGCTGCGGTGGCGGGTAAAGTCGCCGTTGGCAAACCCTGCCCTCTCGTGCCATACCTGGGTGGCAGCATCGTACACCCATGTGGTGTTGGCCGTGGGAAAGATCAGCACGTAGAAGTTGTGGCCGTCTTGCTGGTAGGTGTAGGCAACGGCGTCTGTCAGGTCAGAGTACTGCTGGATCTGCCACTCGACAGCATGGGTCGAGATGCGCTGGCCTGCGTAGCCATTGGCTCGGTAGACAATGCCCTGACCACGGCGGTCACGGCCAAGCCAAAACAGGCTGTTGTCCATCTTGGCGATGGAGTAGGGGGCAGCGCAGCCCAACTCGTTGAACGCGCCAGGAATGCGCTCAAGAGGGAAGTCCAGCGCAGCGGTGTCAGACCAGACCTCAATCGAGTTGGTTCCAAAGGCCCATACTTCGCGGAAGTTGGCAACCACGGCCACCAAGCCGTCAGGGGAGGCTGCGGTTTGCTGGAACTCCAGCGGGTCAATGGACGTGCCGTCCAGAAAAGCCGTGACCCACATCTTCTGGCTGTTCGGTTCGTTGAACACGAAATAGCCATCCAAATAGGCCACGGTCACCGCGCCGGGAAAGTCGGGGTCAGCGATTGGACCAAATGCGTTTGTGGTGGCGTTGTAGATGAAGCTGGGGCCGTTGCAGGCGATGAACAACTGGGTGCCGTTGTCGGCCATGCTGACAGGGCCAGTGCCGCTGACGTTGCCGATCAACGTGGCAGCGTAGACGTTGTCGATCTTGAACAACTGGGTGCCCGACACCACGAAGCCTGTGCCATCGTTTGACGAGAACGCCCACAGGCCACGGATCGGGCCTGTGCCCACGGTAACCTCTAAGCGCAGGCCGGGGGCGCGGTTCAGAAACGCTGGCTCCTTGCCCGCCTCGGGCACGATCTCGGGAAACAGGTTGACCATACGAGCGTCCGCAGCGTTGACGCTGCGAGCTACGTAGGTGCTGCCTAGAATCGGGGTTTTCATTACGCTGCCACGCCCTTGATGACGGCAAAGTTAAACACTGGTGTTTCTGTTGTAGTGCCGCCGGTTGTGCGGAATGTCAGATTAAAACTGCCTGCTGCTACAGCCGTGACCATCAAGTCGTACAGGTCTGTGCCTGACTTTTGGTTCAAGATAATCACATCAGTTGCTGCCACAGTGCTGTTGGTAACGGTGAAGGTTGCCGCTGTTGCCGAACCTGCTGCGCTGAACAGCGTAATTGCACCAGTGGTCTTGTTTAGCGTCACACCTGTGGTTCGACTGGTGATCTGCGTAACTGCACCGCCAGCACCAGTGGCATAACCCACACCAGCCGTGCCAGAGGATGTGACCGCTGCGGTGACTGCAAGGCTTGTGCCTGTGGCTGCACCAATGTCAGGAGTGACCATGACCATGCTGGTGCTGGTGCAGGCGCTGATATTGCCGCTGGTCACTGTACCCAGCACAGGCGTGACCATCGTGGGGCTGGTAAACAACAGCGTCTTGGTAAGCTGCTTGGTGATGCCGCTTTGCACGATGGGCATAACGTCTGCTGCGTTGATGACTGTCGCAACGGGCAGTGCTGAAATGGCGATGGTGGTCATAATGGCTCCTAGAAATTGCCTGCGTAGATGTTGAAACGCTGACGATTGGACACCAATGCGTAGGGCATGGACATCACATCGTATGGGTTGTTAATGCGCTTGAGGTTGCGCTTGCTGGTCATGGCGATGCGCTGCACCTGTGGGCTTGGCTCCACGCCAAACTCGGGTGCGATCTCCATCGCCAAGTTGTAGGCAAACGCCCGCATGTAACCTGGGGGGAAGAACAACTCGGTTGCCAGCAAGGCAGGTTGCGTCAACTCTTGCACCGAGATAAAGTGCCACTCCAGCAACTGCGTGGGCCGGGGGTAGATGTACATCTCCACGTTGGGAAACGTGTTGTTGACAAAAATGACCTGCGGGAAGGTCGATGTTGAGGTCTTGACAGCGATGCCGTTGTACTGGTCCTGGTTGATGATTTTGATGCCATACGACACGCCACTGGGGGCGCGGAAGTAGGTGGCGTCATCAAGCTGGATTGGGCGGTTGCCCACAAAGTCACCAGAGGGGCCAAGGGTCTGTTTAATCTGGCCCACGGGCCAGTTAAACACTTGGTCTTGGGTGCAGAACACAGACAGACGCTCGGTGTTCCACGAGTCGATCATCTGGTTCATTGCAGTCAAGGCATCCTGACTGGTAGCCGCTGACGCCGTTTCACCTTCGGCAAGAATACCGAGCAGACGAAGCGCTCGGTTGATCTGGTCGCCAGCGGTATAAGCCATGTTATTTCCCTTCGGATTCGTCGCTTGCCGAAGTCAAAAAGGATGGGACTTCGTTGGGCTGTTCGACAGGTTGATCGGTCACTTTGCGAGTGTACTTGCGCTTTGGCGCTTCGACTACCGGCTCGGGTGCCACCTTGACGGGCGTATCAGGATTGTACCGTGTCCAGCCGTTTTTTTCATCATTGTCGATCTCAGCTTGATCGATGGCAACTTTGGCACCAAACTCAGGGTGTACGAGGGTTACGTTCATTTGAATCTCCGTGTGAAAACGGGGCCGAAGCCCCGTTTTACCAGTTGCTCAAAAATTAAGCAACGCGATAGATTGAGTACGCTGCGTCACCTGTTTTGCGGAAACGGAACGTACCAGATGTGTTGCTGGTTTTGGTCAGCGAATCTTGGATTGTGTCGTTACCAATAAGGGTGTTGCCCGTGCCAGCGGTGAAGACCACATCGTTTGCTGCATTGTCACCAATGTTGATGAAAGAGCAGTCAAATGTTGAGCCAACTTTAAGGCTAGAGAATGCAGCGTCAAGCAGTGCACCTGTTGGGAACACGTAAGCGCCTGCGTCTGTGCCGCCTGAGTCCATAGTACACACACCAGCAGCCAAATTGTCTGCTGTGATGGTGACAGCCGCGCCAGTCAATGCAACGGGTGCGCTGGTGTTGGAAAAACTGATTTCGCCAAGATTGCCGTCACCAACTTGGTAACCGCTTGCGCCATTAGGGAGTGCCATGATAATTTCCTTTTAAAGTGGTTTGAAAGCAGGGGCCGAAGCCCCCGGTTCGATTTAGCCGAAGATGCGGCAAGCCATTTGTGGACGGATGGTGTTGAAGCCATACAACACGTCAACACGGCAAGGCATACGGTCGTTGTTGATGTCGTACTGACGAACAACACGCAGGCTGATACCGTTGTGCACGGCACGGCTTGCCATGTCAACGCCTTGTGGCAGCAACAGGTCGGCGGTAGCAAATGCGATGGCATCCTTGTGGTACACCAAGTTCTGGGGGAACGAGCCACTAGCAGCACCAACAAAGATGACAGCTTTGCCGGTCAAAGGCAGGCTGACCATGCTACACAGAGCGTTGCTGGACGAGTACATCGGGGCAACAGTCACAGTGGCGGTGGTAGTGCTGGTCGATGAGGCCAAAGCCACGAACTGGAACAACGAACCTGTGGACTCACGAGTCTGTGGGTTGGCTGCAAAGCAGTCAGCGATTGTGAACACGTCACCGGGGGTGATGGTTTCACCAGAACCGACAGTCAATGTCAGAGTGGTTGCGCCTTCAGCAGTCACGCTCGCACCAGTGGTGTTGCCAGTAGCAGCACGGGTGCCGCAAGTGTGGACCTTGATCGACTGGCTCATGTTGACTTCTTCGTAACCCAACACTTGCTCACCCATCATGCCGTTCTTGAACTGGCGCGAGATGACATCTGTGGGGTTGAAGAAACCAGACAGACCGTTCACCAAGGCAGCGTTAGCGGCAGGGTTCACGGTAGCGTAGCGAGGCGACATGGTGGCGGCGTTCTCGTTCAGCTTCTGCTGGGCTTGCAACAGCACCAAGGCGGTCGATGGGGCATTGCCGGGGGAGCCGACAGAGTTACCAACCAGCTTGTATGCGTTGGCAACGTCAGCGTCCACGGTAGAGGCCAACTGGCTGATACGTGGCTTCAAGACACGCTCTGCGAAGTCGTCCATCTGCATGGTCAATTCAGCGGATGTGAAGTTGATGCCGATGTGCTTTTGGCTGGAGACAGTCAAAGTGGTGAACTGTTCGTTGTCGTCCTGAACTTGCAGGGCGGCACCGTCAGTGACCAGAGCGCGGTCGGGCAAACGGATACGCAGTGTAGAACCGATCTTGGCACCTGAGACAGCGAAGCTGTCGTCGTACTGACGGTTCACGTTGCGGGTGATCACCAAGTTGTTCTCAAGGATTTCGAGAGACTTGCGGGTGATCATGTCAATGGTAAGAATCGAATTGCTCATGATGATGATTTCCTATTTAGCGGTTGCGGGTTGCCCGTGCTTTGTCGATTTGTCTTTGGCGCTCGGCAGCAATCCAGTCCGATACATTCAGTGTCTTGGTAGACCGAGGATCGGTGGTGTCAGTGACACCAGGGTTGCTTGCTCGTGCGGTTACCGGACGAATCGGGTCAGGCGCGGACGATGTTTTCTTTTGGAAAGGCTCGGCAGATATTTTAGCTTCGACTTTTCCAATCTCACGCGCTTGCAACAGTGGCGACAAGCGAGAAATGCGTTCAGCTTCCTTGGGGTTGCTGCCCAGCCAGTAGGCCAGGTCGGGTCCAAGGTCAGACGCTTTGATGGTTTCGGCCATCACATCGGTGACGCGAAGGTTCGGGTTATACGCAACTTGGTCAAAGTCATCGTATTTAGACCGGGCCTCCTCCTCACGCTCTGCAAAGGTTTCTTCAATCTCAGCGCGTTGTTTCTGGATCTCCCGATGTTGGACCAGCTTTTCAGCTTCGGCACGGATGAAATCACCGTATGCCTGTGGACTGTCAAATTGATCTGCTGTCGGAATATCCGTTGGCATTGCTGGCACGGGTGCCTGCTTTGCCTGCTGCTCACGTTCCCATTTGCGCTGTTCTCTTGCGAGGCGCTTGCCAATCATCGCGTCGATTTCAGCCTGCGAGTACTTTTTTTCCTCTTGGGTGCCACCGTCTTGATTCTCAGCTACTACCGGCGCATTTTGTGCATTGTCCGTGGTGGCCGTCACCTCGGGTGCTTGCGCGGAGTCAACTTCCGCTAAGGCTTGGACTTCATCAGTCATGTTTCAACTCTTTAGAGTTCCCGGTGAACCTCACCGGTAAGGGTGTGTCACTATTATGCGACAGATTCTTTAGTTTGTGCAGCTTTGTAGGCTGCAATCACGTCAGCAGTGTGCATGGCAGCACAGATGGCCTGCACACGGGCATCCTCGGCGCTGTAATCGTTGCCGGGGGAAACAACGTGGCGGTGAAACTTGCTGCTGATTTCAACGCCGTTTTCCATGATAGTTGTCTTGGTGCGTACTTGGACGACACCTAATTCAATGACCTCGATGCGGTCAACAATTTCAATTTTTTCTAATGCCATTTTGATTTCCAATCAAAACCAAGAATCCGGTCTACTGGACCGGTACAGTTCTCAGATTATGCGCTAAGAAGGCGCTTGTTAAGATTTATCTTTTATGGTAAATACTGACCACTAAGCCATGTGTATTGAGTAGCGGCTCCAAAAACGTCCACGTTTTTAGCCGCGCCAGATACATTAGCCCGTAAATCTACCGTGTCGCCTTCAAAAAGCAACAACTCAGCAGACCCTGCTTCAGAGTAATTGCCGCCTGCTGGTGTGGATGCAGCGTATGGATTTGAAACAGTTGCTAACGAAGCAATAGTGCTACCACTTCGCAATTGAACAATCGTGGTGTCTTGTCGCGTGTGGCCTACGGCTAGATCACTGTAAAGAACACACCATGTGAACAAATAGCGGCCTGCACATTTGGCTGTAAATGTATCAACGCTGAAAGACCCGGCAGAGTCAAAAATTTCCGAGTCAAATTCAACTTTGTATGTGGTTCCATCACCAGTCACGTTAAGCGCAGGCGTTGTTCTAACAGCCATGAATGAATCGGTGACGTTAGAGACAATTCTGAAGAAAGTCGATGCGTTGGTAATGGCGGTTGACTGAATATTGGCTGCGCCAAGTACGCCAGTGTTGTTTACGTCCAATACGCCAATGCGACCATTGAGGGTCACGTTCATGTTGTTAGAGCCGCCAATAATTAAATTACCGTTCAAAATCAAACCATTAAGAATGATGTTGTCCGAGTCTCCGGCAATTGTCATGCCCGCTGTGCCAGTACCGCTTCCAGCGTCAATTTGCAAATACTCGCTGACAACGTGAACTGCTTGATTCAGGTAAATGTACTCATTATTTACTGAGCAATCGGCCACACGAAGTTTGTCGATTTTAATAGAGCGAACGCCTTTGCTGCCCGGTGTATTTGCTGCGGTGCCGTCTACATGAAAACCACGGGACCAAATTCCACCGTTTCCTTTCCAAACAAGTACGTTTTCTACCGTAAATTCACCGGGGCGCAAGTTATCGCTTATGGCAAGAAGTTTGATTGCATCGCCGCCAGAATAGCCTGCAAATTTGACGCATTGAAAGTTAAAAATGCCCCCACCAACACCTCGGGCTGTGGCCGGATTGGCACCATTCCAAAGAAGCATGTCGCCGCTGTTTGCCTTGTGGACAAACACTGCGCCTTGCACCACTTGAGCGCCCATTGCACCGTAACCAATCAAGCGAATTCCACTGGTCAGCGTGATAGTGCTAGTGATGACGTACTCGCCAACAGGAAAATGAATTTCATTAGCGCGATTTGCTTCAGCAGCATTGACTGCCGCTTGAATTGCTGTTGTGTCATCTGTAACACCGTCACCAACAGCGCCAAAATCAATCACGTTGATTGGGGCACCCTCAATCATGGAGTACGAAATTTTTGTCAGTGCCATATTTGCCTCACGCAGTAATGTAAGTTATTGTTCCGGCCAGTAAATTCTGCGCCGCAGTTACGTTGAAATCTGTTGCGTTGAGGGGCGTCTGAGAGGAACTGTTTGTCGCCTGTTTGTATATAGTTATGGCAGAAGAATTTTGTGTAACGCCAATCTTAAAATTGGGCATATCTGTTGCAAATCTTCGCACTTCCAAAATTGAACCACCGGAAATATTAACTGATAAGTTTGCCGACGCAAAAGGAAGGCCAGAAATTGTTGCATTACCAATTGGCAAGGAAACTGAGTCAGTGTAAATGTAAAAATTTACCGTAACCAATCTACCAATTTTGGTGTAGAAACCAGTGTTGTTGGTAGACGGGGCAGAACCACCGCCAGAAAATGCGTAATTAGGCGTCCAAACACCTTCTTCATAGTCGTTCAGCAACTCGCTTGTGCCTGTGCCCGATGTGGCAGAAAAGTCGATGCCTTTGCCCGATGTGCCGATGACTAGGTTGCCGTTGTCAATCCGAATATCGCCGCCAACAACATCCAATTTTGCTGTTGGGCCAACTGTTCCCACACCAACACGGCTGTTTGTTGCATCTGTGCAGAAAAGGTTAGCGTCTGTATCACCTTCAATCCGCACGTTAAATACTGCGCCGATTTCGTTAATCACAAGATTGGTCGTGCCAATAATCATCTTTTCTGTCAACGCGCCGCCAGTTGCGGTTTCAAAGTGAAGTTGCCCCTGTTCAGCGCCAGAGGTTGGGCTGAGAATAGATGCGTGAATTACACCGTAGGCTTGTTTGTTACCTGCCGAATCTTCACCATTAAATTCAATCTCGCCAATAGTGTCATTAGCCGCTGGACTTGCTGAGTCTCTGTACAAATCAAGTAATGGGGCTGCTGCTGCACCAGCATCGGTTGATGTCAGGGTCATACCCAAAGCATCAAAAGATCGGCCAGCAGTCAAATTTGCAACGCTGACTTGTTTGGTTGCACTACTTTGAACAATTGGCAGCACCTCAGTGCCAGCAAGCGGGGTAGTTGACGCTGGGAGTGCTGAAATTTTAGTATCTGCCATGATTGTTCCTTAAACGTAGTTGACTTCGATTGATGAAGTAACTGGAGGTGCTTCTGAAAATGTGATAACAGCGCCAGCAACACTGTACGTGTTCTTTTGCTGGTACACGCCGTTGATGTACACATTGGTGGAGTTTTCACTTGCGGGTGCGCTTGCCAGCGTGAATGCAACAGTGGAACCATTGCCTGTGAAGTTGGCAATGATTGCAGTGGCGTTGAAACTGCTGCCAACGTTGTCATACGTGGCAATCAGAACGCCTGTGCTGGTTTCAAGTACAAACTTGTACAGCCGCAATTGAACCCAAATCTCGCCGCCGCTAGGCACCCGGCCAGCAGCATTTAGCACGATAGGGTTGGTGTGGGCGGTGTTGCCAGACGACGAGGTGTACGAAGCCAACGGCGTAGTTGTGCCAGCCTCGTAGGTGTAAATTTTGCCGCCAGTCAGCACATTGCCGCTGTTGTCAAAAAACTGGGCACCAACGCCGCCAAAGACTGAAAGCGATACAGCGGGCATGTGTTACTCCAAAAGAATCAGACCACCGTCCTCTTGCACGAGGTTGTCGCCGTCTTCAGCTAAAAGGTTGCTTTGTGCCTGTTCGCTGTTGCGACCACCAAACAGCGTGATGATGCCACCCAGTCCAATGCCAACAGCGTTGCGAACAGCCAGGAAGCTCATTTTGTGTTCATCGGTTTGCAGTACACCACGCCAGCAGACGAGATCTGGATGGCACTGACTCGCCACAGACCGCTGGTGCTGATTGCCACCTTGAACGGGATGGGTGTGAATGCGGGGATCGGTGTGCTGGCAGTTGTTGCCACCGCACCTTCACCAACTTCGACATAGCAAGGTTCTGTGGACCAGACCATGACACCTTCAGGACCAGCGGGCCAGCCAGCAGTGTTGGCTGCGCTTCCTGTGAAAGAGGCGGTTTGAGCCGGGAAATTGGCTTTGGTAAGGGGATTGAGAAGTTCCATGACGGTTCCTTTATGCCAAGAATTTTAACTTGTACAGGGTGGACAGGTAAAGCCCAACGATTTCATCAATGATGTTCTGAATCGGGGTGTCGGTTTTGCTCACCACCTCGTACCGCATATCCTCGATGTCTTTGAGGGACTGCTCCAAAAACTCAATGATGTTCGTGGTTTTCTTGGCACTCATCAAGCTGATAGGCCCAATTAGACCATGACGGCCTTGATACGCCTCGGCAAACTTGTCGGCCAAGTCAATCACCTCATCATAGAACGTGTTCAGCGCCATGTGTTTGGAAAAGCTGCGGGTGTTCAAGTGAACCGAGTGGGCCACGTCACGGGCCAGGAACAATTCGCCTACAAAATCAGCGCATTTCATTTATCTCTCCTTGGGGTGGCATCATCTCAGGCTGCATTTCTGGCATCTGACGCTGCTCATTCATCATGACCATATTGTCGTTGCTTTCCATCGCAGCCGCCACAACACCCATAGCAATGTCTTGAATCTGCTGCTCACTCATGCCAGCTTGCACGGCGCTGATACGCTTAGTCTCAGCATCAAATGCTTTGATCTGGTTGGCCTGTTCCTTGATCTCTAAGTCACGGACTTCCATGCTCTTGTTGACGTTTTGCAACATTTGGAACATGTTCTCCATCTCAGCCTGCATGGCCTGCATCTGCTGGTTGGCAGCAGCCAAAGCTGGATCGTCATCATCGGCCAGCACTTTGGGGTCGATGGTCTTTTTGAACCGCTTGGCAAGGTCTTGGGCACCGGGCCAGTCCATGTTCTTGACAAACAGATCGCCAGCAACTTGCCACAACTGTGGGTTGCCTTGCAGCAACTGAGCCATGCTCTCCAAAGCCTCTTGACGCTTGGTAGCGTAGCCGGGACCGGTAATCACGCGCACATCGTACTTGCCAACGCCGGGGTTGTAGATCTTCTCGATCAACACGCCTTCTTGGTCCACGATGCGCTTGACCGGCTCTTGCTGCCCTGGGTTCATCTTGACGGTCGATGGCTCACCATCTTCGCCAATGATGCGGGCGATGCGCTCGGTGTCGTAAATCTTGGGGATCAGGTCCACGAGTTGACGGCCAATGTGACGGATCGCACGGGCCAAGTTGTCAACGTAGTGGTAGGTGCCAATGTCGCCCTCACGCTGACGCGCAAGAATGGCTTTACCCGAACGCTCGTTGCTGGTCATGCCCAGCGATGCGTTGTACTGGCCGGTGGCCGACTTGATGTCCTCGGCAGCACCCGCCTTGGCTTGCAGCAGGCCGCTGGAGGCCATCGGAGGCTGTGCCCGCTGGGGTAGTGGCAACACAGCGCCTTGGCCGTCTGTAACGTCTGGATTGACCTCAAGGTAAGGCCAGTTGTTTGTGTTGGCAGTCTTCCACTGCTGCTCGAAGCCTTCAAACTGACCGCCGTACCCGATGAACGGGGCTTTGGGGGCCAGCGCCAGCATCTCAGCTTCCTGCGACACCCAGTAGTTGTACATGCGCTGGGCATCCTTGGCGTTGCGCACCAAGCCCGACACGTACATCTGGCCGTCAACCTCGAACTCGTTACCAACCACGCGCACCACGGGGATGTAGGAGCCAGCCCAATCGCGTTCTTCAAGGATGTCGTAGCCGTTGATCTTGCACCACTTGACCTTTTTGCGATCAGCTTCGCGGGTGCGGATCGGCTTGCCAAACATTTCGCGCAGCATCTTGTCCTCGGGCGTACCGCTAAACGCAGTCTGGTTGCCGGGGTACAGGTTGAGCGTGTGCTTCTCGTACTCGATGTAGAAATACTCGGCGATGCGGATGGTGTTCTCGCCGATCCACTGGGCGATGGACTGATCGCCCACGCCAAGGCTCATGAGGGTGCTGATAGGCGCTGCATCGGGGTACAAACGCTCGTACTCAGTTTTGGGGATGTCTTCCGTAATAAAGCACCAGCGGGCATCTGCGCCTGCGGGGTCTTGGATCAAGGGGTCCATGTAGACGCTGAAGCTGTTGCGGATGCGCCCAATCTTGATGTCTTGATCGAACGTCTTGTCGTCGCAGTACTCGGTCAAGACCCGGATGTAGCCTTCGCCGTAGGACACTTGGTTCTCGCAGGCGGTGTCATAGGCCACGTCAGCATCGGAGATGTACTCGATGTGGCGAATCACGCCGTTGAACACGTCTGCCATGTCCACATCGGCCTTGTCGTCAGCCGGGATCACCTTGATGCCAGGGCGGTTCATGCGCTGCTCGTTCGTCACTTGGTGAACGTGCTGCGGCAGCTTGTTGATGGTCAGGCAGGGGCGGGCATTGATCGTTTGACCTTGCAAAGAGCCACGGGTCTGGAGCACATCAGCGGGCCACTGCCACTGGTTGTCTGGAGAGCCAGCGTAGAACCGCAAATCGTCAAGCTCGTCTTCACGAGTCTCGGAAAACGCAGTCATCGCTGTGTTCAAACGTGAACGGGCAACGGTCAGAATTTCCTCGGAACCGCCTTTTGACGAGTTTGGTCCGTTTTTTGCCACATTTGCTGCGGCTACGATTCCGGTGGTGTCTTTCATGCGTCAAATACTCCGAGGGTGTGTGATTCCCTCATGACCAGAAGGTTGTCACCCTCGTATTTTAGGTCTTGGCCGATGGAATCACCAAATAGCACTTTGTCGCCGACTTTCACGTCCTTGGCTTCAGGCCCAACGGAGATTACCACACCCGTGCCAGTTTGTTTCTGTCTCAAAAGGATAAACAACTCGTGTTTTTCCATGTCTGGACGCACGATCAGGCAGTCTTGCAGGGCTTGGAGGCTCATTTTTTGGTCTTCATTGTTGGTTTTTTGGCAGCTTCACGTTTGACGGCATACGCGATTGCCACACTTTGGGCTACGGGTTTACCCGCAGACACTTCGGCCTTGACGTTCTTGCGAAATGCCTCTTTTGAGGGTGACTTGACGAGTGGCATCACTTGGCCTTTTTAGCAGGTTTTGCAGTCTTGGCCGACTCCTTAAAGTCCTTGGCCGTAGGTGCACCGGCAGCGCCGGGTTTGCGCATCTTCTCGCCAGAGCCAGCAGCGATACGCTCGCGCTTGGCGTTGATGTTTGCATAGAGTCCGGGTTTTGTAGCCATGATCAGCACTTCCATCTTTTAAGTGATGCCTTGGCCCGTTCTGCTGGACCTTTGGCGTTTTTGACAACCCCTTCCATGCGGGCACAGAACGAATCTTTACGGCCCTGGTCGGCCTTTGTCTTGGGGCTGGGCGCTGGCGCTTTGAGATTGCTGCCAGTAGCTGCGTTGTACTTTGCACGGCCCTTCTCTGTCAAGCCCGCGCCCTTGGATGCAGGCAGCTTCTCGCCACGACCGACAGAGAGGGAAACACTTTTCTTGGTAGCCATCACGAACCCATCCATGAATTTGTGGCAGCACCGTTTTGAGCGTTGCGCCTAGTGAGTGGTTGCTCAGTGTACTCTCTGTGAGCCACAGGGAACGCGAAAGTCACGCAAATGGCGTCAGCAGCATCGGGTGACGCCAAGCCACGGGCTTTCATGTCCTTCTTGCTCTCCAGAAAAATCGTACCTCTTGAATCAGGCTTGATCATAGGCGAAACCAGATCAGTCTTCAAGAACCTGTCCTTTGGAATGCTGGCAGATCTCAGCCAATCTTTCATCTTGCCCCACATCTCAGCACGCTTATTGCCGTACATGATGGGGTTCGCACTCTTGTTGCCAAAGTTGACACCCTTGATCTTGTACCGCTGCTCTTTCAGCCGGTCAACAATGCCAGCGCCAAGACCTCCCTCATCAATCACCACCAGGGCAGGCTTGAACTCCTCAATGGCCTCAATGATGTGTCCCACCACCGTCATGGTGTCATCCCCTCGATGCCGGTCAATGCGCACAATGTCACGGCCCTGCCTGATGGCAATCACCGTGGCATCTGCTCCAAACCTAGCTGGGTCAACTCCAATGATGATCGGCGCTGTCTGGTCCTTGTACTTAGACCTGCCCATCGCTTCATCCACAATGTTTGACGGAATGAACTGGTCGTCACCAGCGTTCGGGAACTGCCCGTAAACCTCGACGTGAGCCTGGCTGCTGTCTGGTCCATACTCGTCAATGATGTTCTGGTACACAGCCTTGTCAGTGCCTTCCACCGTCCGGGCATCCACCACCTTGGTGTTCCAGAAATCCCTCTTGCTGTGAAAGGTTTCGTAGAAGTACCCCGTGTTTCGCCGTGGGTTGGAAAAAGCCAGCCACAAGCGATTAGGTGTGTTTTCGGTAAAGAATCCAGCAGTCACTGCCCAGATGCTGTCCTCAATACCGGATGCTTCGTCGAAGATCACCATCACACCATCAAAGTTGTGAACTCCAGCATAGGCATCTGGGTTTTCGGCTGACCACAGCCTGCCCTCAACAGCCCAATAGCGTGTGCCTTTTTTCAGGTCTTTTTCCACCAGCTCAGTGAGCCAGTTGGCAGGGGTGATCTTGGTCGCCGCAACTTCAAACCAGTGGCTGTTAATGCTCATCGCCAACCACTTGGTGATCTCGGCCCATGTCACCGCACGAAGCTGCGACTCTGAGTTGGCCGAAATGATGGTGGTCGAGCCAATCCTGGTGGACAGCATCCAGATGGTGAGCCACGACACCAGTGCAGACTTGCCAATACCACGGCCAGAAGACACAGCATTGCGCAGTGTCTCAAAGTCTATGCGGCCACCCTGGCGCTTGATGTGCTCAGTGATCTCACGCAGCACCTCCCTCTGCCACTTCCTTGGCCCCTTGAAGTTCGCCAGTGGCGTGTTCTCTTGGCCCCAAGGAAAAGCAAACAGCACAAAGGCTTCGGGGTCATCGGCAATCGCCGGTGTCCACAGCGTTGCCATTAACTCCTGTTCGTCTTCGGGCTTGTAGATGGTGGTTTGCATTTATCTAGCGTTTTGATAGAATGGAGCCATGATTCTATCTCCAATTGTCAACACCGACATCAAGATGCCAAAGCAAATGCTTGACGCACTTGGCTTGCATGAAACCAGGTGCGTTGTCACCGGCGTAAGCGTTGTCACCGAAGAATCGGTGCGGGCATTCCTGTCTGCTCGGTACGGTGAAAAATTCGCCAGCAAATTTAACCCCAAATTCCTGTTCAGTATCCCAGGCGCTTGAGCAACTGGTTGGTGATGACTCCCGCGTAAGGGTGCATTTGCATCGCCCTTAAATCTGATGCCCTCGGATTTTTTGGGTCCGGTATGCCACGGCCTTGAACCACTTGCGGCAACAACTCAAACACATTGACATCTTCAGCCAAGGTGCCAATGCCCTGACCCGGCACCCCACCTGGGTACGCCGGATGCGTCGATCTCAACAACGGGCTTCCAGCAAAGATCTCACCCACGTTCATCACACCACCCTCTTGCGCAGCCAATTGCGCAGGGTCAGACACGGCCAACCTTGCGCCACCAATGTTCAGACCTCCAGTATTGCGGAAATTGGTGTCCATCATATTTTTCACGGCCTTGCGCACCTTGTCTGGCGCATCGCGGAACTGCTGCACACTGGCCGGAT